TTCATGTATATTTATGGAACTGTCAACCACACGTTCCCATCATATTAGTAGGCCTGCCACAAGGGTAATACCTTGTGTCGCGTTTCATCATGTGAGTGGGCTGCGTAACTTCGACTTTGCAGTCAATCATTCGGTTAACTACTTTATGATGCCTATAGTTGTCTACGGTTGCCAGGCTTGCAGACAGCCTAATTTGGCCAGTGTAACTTCGACTTTATTGTCCTAATTTGGAACTCTCAGGTCGGGTGTTAATTCGAGTGACATACTGAATTATTTGAACCGTGCTATAGGATTGGTTGTTTACATTACTTATTCATTTACTAAAACAGTTAAAGCTTTGTCATTAAGTACCTAGACGAACGAAACATAGACAGTGGTAAAGATGTGTGCGAGATCAAGCGCTTAATAACCGCCTTTCACTAGATTCGATACCCCGTTTGCTATGTAGTAGGGATCCTGTGGGAACTTTGGTAAAGTGAATGCCGAGCCCTTGGCTAAGGGTGGTTGGTGGGCCGGATCCACTCGTGATGGTGTCACGTTAAAAATACTAGTGGTGGTTTACTATATACAACCAAATTCAAATATTTTCAAATATGGAGTCCCACAATGAATTCAAGCTGAGCGTGATCGGAAGCGCTCAAACCCTCTTATCTCAACTCGTTGACGACAATTGCGCGTTTAAAATGGATTTGATTGATGAATCTTTCACTGATCTTTTACCAATTGAAGTGGCTGGCGAATTTACATTCTTTTTGCTAGAACATTTTGGATTGACTTGTCGAACACAACAATTGATAACAGATATTGAAAGTACTCATGACATAGTTACATATGCCCAATATGGACACCGTTTACTACGCTTGTTGCATAGTTATAGTAAATGGTTATCCAAGGATAATGACTTGTACCACAATTTGTTGACTTTATTTGTACGAGATTTGACACGTGAAGGTGTTGAACCTAACCCTGGCCCTGTTTGCTCCAAGTTACGCACTAATTGCTCCAGTGACTTGATGACCGAATTTGGTATCAGTATGTATGGTAATACACCGCTTACCCGTGCCGAAAAGAGACGATTGAAGAAAGAAGTGCAAGCCATACGTCGTGCGTCCATGTATAACGATGCACACCGTATTCGTAGTGCATGCGCGCAGTTGGGGGGTGAGACTATATCTCAACTATTACCCACAGATATTAAAGAATCTGAGGCCCCGCGTCGCTGTTTAAAGTGTGATCAGAATCCTTGCGTCTGTTTTATCAAGCGCTTAGGATTTACCACAGCTGCTATATCGTTTGTTAGCGCTATAGTTCGCTTGGGTACAGCATTGTACCAAAGCAATTGCAGTGCGCAAATTGGATTTGGCCTTTTTTCAAAAGCTAATGATATGTGTGCCAGTGTAGAATCCTTGGCCACTAAGTTGGAAGACAAAATTGAACAATTGCCGAACGCTGCGGATATAGTTACAGGCATTAAAAATTCTGTTGATGAAATGCTTAACACTACAGTGTTCGCAGCTTTGGATATAAAGGTGCGAGATGTTATGAAAGCATGCGGTGTTTTGGCCGCATTGTGGGTTATTGTTAAAGTTGCTCGATTTGCTACCGAAATAGTGGAGATATTTAGCACGTTAGTTTTTACGGTGTTGAATATACCATCACATCTAGTAACGCTTTTTAATGCGTGGTTACAAACGCCTATGCTTGAGGGTGAGGCCCAGCTCGGACTGGACCAACCAGGTATGTATATATACATACCCCGTATTATGGCTATGTTTGCCTCTGTTTTCGTAGCTTATGGTGTACACAATATCCCTGGTCGAGACAACACACCAGCGGCGTGGCTGCAGAAGATTGGAAATTTTCCGCGTGCTATGAAGTCTATGGCTGAAATACATGAATATTTAACAAAAATTTTTAAGACAGTATATACTGAGGCTTCTATAATGATATTCGGATATGACCGCGAACTTTTTGCAGAAGGAATTCCTGATATAACCCATTGGCAGGCAGAGGTAGAATTGTATTCTGATGTGACTCAAACTAAGAATATGTGTAAAACCCGAGATGGATACAACCATGTGATGTTGTTGTGGAGTCGTGGACATGCTTTGATGCAAAAATACGCTCCAGCATTAGATGCAAACCTCAGAGCGGCCATGCAGCGAGATTTAGTGAGATGCACAAAGATTAAAGCAACGGTTGAATCTTCGTTCGGTATACCTGATGGAGTGCGTGCAGTACCTCTGCCAGTTTGGCTAGTGGGAGAATCGCAGATTGGTAAAACCACTATGCAGTATATTATAGCTGCTGATTTATGTGCCACTCTTGGCATATATAATGTCGATGAGCAAATTTTTTGCAGATGTGTAGAAAATGAATACTGGGAGGGTTATAATGGACAAGCAGTGGTGGTATTTGATGATTTCGGGCAAATGAAGGACAGTGTATCTGCGCCTAACCTGGAGTTTTTTGAGATAATTCGCTCCATAGGGTCGTTTCCTTATCCTTTGCACATGGCCGATATTTCGTTAAAATCTAATAGCTTTTTTACATCACCAATTGTTATTTGTTCTACGAATGCAGCGCACGTCCCTGTTGAGTCTTTGACTTATGAAGACGCAATTTGGAATCGTCTGACTCATTCGTGGCGTGTTACTATCAAACCAGAATATCAGATTAAAGAATATGATGCGTGTACTGGATCAGAGCGCGTGCGTTTGAATGTCCCATTAGCTCGAGAGCATGCACCCATTATGTTTGGCACTAATAAGAAGTCTGCAATAAATATGAACGTTTATCACTTTGAGCGTTTTCGTGCCATACAACGCCGAGAACCACAATATGAACAACCGATAGAATATGATGAGTTTATACGCATTCATTGTGAAGAATTGCGTGCACGCCAAAATCAAGGGGTAAATCTCAATGAAAATATTCGTGCATACTCCGCTCATCTTAAGGCCAAGCATATGGCCCAAGTAGAGGGTAGTGCCCAGTGTGGTGGTGATGCCGAGATAAGTACGGAGCTTGTCGAGGCGCCTACATTCACACACTTGCAGAAATTTTTCGACACATACACGAAGTGCGTATACAATGGCGTCTTACAGCAGTATACCCCTGAATTTCTGCGAATTCATATTGAGAATGAACGTACGCTGATGTGTAGAAAAGGATATAATCCTGATGAGACGTTGTTGAGTGAGTACCACGATTACACGGATAACAAATTTATGGCCCATTTAATCAGGCACTTTCTGTTGCATTATTTTGGTAGTTGGCACAAAGCTGAGCTGCGCCAAGGAGGGATATTAAATTTCATTAAATATCATGCTAGAAAGCGTCCAGAGTACTACGATGCTGCTATGGATTTTTTTCATGCCCAACTACTTAATTTTATACACAAACCGTGGTATCGTTTTATGGTTATATATGCGATTGCTGCTATGACACAATATATTGTGCATTTGATTAAGCAATGGCGTTGTGCCCCACCTGAAAACTCCGACGCTTCCGGAGTGGAGTCAGATACTCGTAATTTACAACCTAAAGCGCGTCAACATTTGACTGTACGACAGCATGTTAAGCCCGTGCGTATGCATGTAGAATCTGACACACGTAATTTACAACCTAAGGCTAGACAACATTTGACGGTTAAATCTAGCGCAAGGTTGGGCAAAGTAGAGGGTGCTTGTGAGATGGGTTTAGATCAGAATATGATGGCCGTTTTAGAATCGGTCCGACACCAGCAGTGGTATGCCATGTTGCGTTTTGTGAACGGGGATTTGCAAAAGCTTGGTACCATAACGAACGTTACAGGCACTATATACATGATGCCAGATCATTTCGTGAGGTACGTAACTATTGCAGCGTCTGGCGATCAAGAGTTAGACCGTATAGTACTCGTCAATGTAGCAAATCCGTTGTGTGATAAACATATTTTAATAGAAGATTTTATCCACAACGTGGTCACATATAACCCGCCTGCATCTACAAGTGATGATGAGGGGGTTCCGCGTGATTTGTGTTTCATAGATGCTGGGCGTACTATGCCTAGGGGGAAAAATATAGTTAAGCATTTTATGAGCAGCACTGAGTTATACAAGTTATCTTCATGCGAATTCAATGGTGTTCTATCTGGATTAGACTTTAATGGTAAATCACAACCCGAATTAGTTCGTAATCACGGTCCCTGCAAAACACATCAAAAGTGCACATACTATTTGACAGCAGGTGGGGTACGTGAAAAGTACACGTCGTACGATATTATTTCGTATTCTATGCCCACTAAAGCTGGGGATTGCGGTCAACTGTTGCATTGCAACTCTCCTATAATACGAGGGGGGCGTATTGTTGGTATGCATATCTCAACTAATGGGATAAATACCAATTATTCGCAAGTTGTTACATCTGAAGACATAGATGCCGCGATAAAGGAGTTTCCCGGATCCGCACAGTGTGTGGGCGCATTTGCAAACTTAGAGGCTTCTGATGATGCGATCGTTCCTTCAGGTTTTATATGTACTGGGAAGATTCCACCATTACCACAAGCTTCTAAATCATGCATAGTGCCATCGTCTTTACACGGATTAGTTCAACCACCGATATGCAAACCTGCTCATTTGCGCCCGTTTGTAACATCTACAGGAGAGATGTGTGACCCTTTGATTAAGGGAGTGGCAAAAGCAGGCGTTACGTGTGGGATCATAGATAAACCAACTCTTAGCATAGCTACCACAGATGTGAAAATTCGATTGCGAGAGAATCATGTGGCCGAACCACCGCAAATACGCATATTGAGTTATGAGGAAGCAATTCGTGGAATAGAAGGGAATGAATTGTTTCAGCCCATAAACAGGTCAACATCTCCCGGTTATCCATGGTGTATGAATCGTGGTGGTAAGCCGGGTAAAACTAAGTGGTTAGGTTCTGATGAGTATGATTTTACATCACCGGATGCGTTGGAGTTACGCGAGCAGGTTAATGATTTGATTGAGGCTTGTCGGACTGATCAGCCTCGAGATATATTATGGATAGATACACTCAAAGACGAGCGTCGTCCTATTGAAAAGGTAGACGAAGGTAAAACCCGGGTTTTCTCTAATGGTCCCATGCATTATAATATAGCTTTTCGCAAGTATTTTATGGGCGCTTTGGCACATTTACGCCACAATCGTATATATAACGGTATTGGCGTTGGCATAAATGTATGGTCAAACGAGTGGAATTTTCTTGCTGAGTACTTAACAGCAAATTCACCGACTATGATAGATGGCGATTTCTCTAACTACGATGGTACTCTATCAGACCAAATAATGTGGGAAGCGCTTGACGTTCTACACAGCTTGTATGATGATGGTGACGAGAACTATAAAATACGGAGTAATTTATGGTATTATGCATGTTTTGCAACTCGTCTGTGTCGTGATAAAGTGTATACATGCACGCACAGTCTGCCTTCTGGATTTCCGGCGACGGCAGAAGTTAATTCTATATACCAGTTGATTGCATTTCGTTGCATTTACCTTAAGATGGCTAGAACGCAAGCCCCACAATATGCGAACATGGCATGTTTTAACAAGTTTGTCAGGTTGATCATATATGGAGACGACAATATTGTTTCTATATCCGATGAAATCGTGGATTGGTTTAACATGGAAACCATCAAGAATGCATTTAAGCTATATTTGAATATGACGTATACTAACCCACAAAAGACCGCTGATATCGTGCTCAAGAAAGACTTGTCACAAGTCAGTTTTTTGAAACGCTCATTCAGACGACCGATTGTAAATGGATATAAATACACCAAGTATGTGTGTCCTGCAGATATCGAATCGCGACTTGAGATGTTAAATTGGACTAGGGTTGGTAATATCGTCAATCCTAAAGATATAGAATCAGACATTGTGTGTGAGGTTTTTAAAGAGCTCGCGATGCACGGATCTGATGTGTATAATGAGTATGTGCCCAAGATTACCACATTAGCGATCAACAATGGGTTAAAGAATATATATGATTTAGGGTGTGAG